ACTGAAACTAAGGTTGATTACTCTGAAGGTGGTATCTATGCATTTGATACTTCAAGTGCTTTATACACAAGACTTCCTGCTGGTACAGTAGATTCAACTAGTGGATTTACTCCTACTGCAGTTGCTGATTGGTACGATGCTCAAACTCTCCAATTAGATAACGCAACTGTTTATTGGAAGTCAATTGCTCAAAAACCAGTGAGCAACCAGTACGCTCTTGATAGAGGTGCTAGAAATGATGCTTTACATATTGTTGTTGTCGATGATACTGGTAATATTACTGGAATCAAAGGTAATGTTCTTGAGAAGCATTTAGGACTATCTAAAGCAGTTGATGCTGAGTCATCAGGAAATGCTGGAACTAAAATCTGGTACAAGAATTATCTCGCAGATTTCTCTGAGAGGACATTTGCAGGATATAATCCATCTGTAGCATTTGACGCAATGCGTCTTACTGGCCCAGTTAATACTGGATTTGGTGGTACTGAATACTCTGCTATCAGTAATGCTGATGCACAGTGGGGACAAAATGCTGGAGATGTGACATACTTTGCAGGTATTGGTGCTACAACTTACGCACTTAAGGGTGGTAACAACTACACATCTGCAAATGGATACAAGGCAACACTTGGTTCTTTGATTACTTCTTACAATAAGTTCCAAACCAAAGACGAGATTGCTGTTGATTACCTAATCGCTGGACCTGGTGCTGACACAAGAGCAGAATCACAGGCTAAGATTAATAAGTTAGCAGACATTGCCGAAACAAGAAAAGATTGCGTTGCCGTAGGTGGCCCACAGCGTGGAGACGTTGTTAACATTACCAACGGTGCAACACAAACATCAAACGTTATCGCCACATTAGATGGAGCAAATTCATCTTCATATCTAATCTTAGATAGTGGTTATAAGTATATGTTTGATAGGTTCAACAATGAATTCCGTTGGGTTCCAACAAACGGAGACATTGCTGGACTCATGGTTAGAACTAACAGAGAGTTCTATCCTTGGTTCTCTCCTGCTGGACAGCAGCGTGGTGTTCTTAACAACGCTACTAAGTTGGCATTTAATCCAACATCAGCACAAAGAGATTCTCTGTATACCAAGCGAATCAACCCTGTTGTATTCCGCCCTGGTATTGGCATAATGCTCTTCGGAGACAAGACTGCCCTTGGTTACGCCTCAGCGTTTGACAGAATTAACGTTAGAAGATTGTTCCTTACAGTCGAACAGGCATTAGAGGGTGCTGCTCAAGCACAACTCTTTGAGTTTAACGACGAAATTACTCGTGCAAACTTTGTTAACATCGTAGAACCATATCTACGTGACGTACAAAGTAAGAGAGGTTTATACGACTTCTTAGTAATTTGCGACGAAACAAACAACACACCAGATGTCATTGATAATAATGAATTCCGTGCTGACATCTTCCTCAAGCCCGCCAAATCTATCAACTTCGTTGCACTAACCTTTGTTGCTACTCGCACAGGTGTTAGTTTCGAGGAAGTCGCAGGTAGAGTTTAATTAAGTAAGGAGTAACTACAAATGGCATCCGCCCCAAACCCACCAAATGTTAGGACCATATCCAACTTTAAGTCAGCACTTAGAGGTGGTGGAGCACGTCCTAATCTATTTGAAGTAGCAATTCCAGATATGCCATCATATGTTGATGGTGGCATTTACGGAAACGTTGATAAGAGTACTCTACGTTTTATGTGCAAAGCTGCTAATATGCCAGCTTCTAACGTAGCACCTGTAGATGTTCCTTTTAGAGGACGTATTCTTAAAGTTGCTGGAGACAGAACTTTCGATCCTTGGACAATTACTGTTATTAACGACGAAGATTTCAGATTACGTACTGCTTTTGAAGCATGGGGTAATGGAATCTCTAAACTTGATAACAATACAGGAGCAACTAATCCTGGTACATACATGAAAGAAGGTTATGTTTATCAGTTAGGAAGAGGAGCTACTATTTCATCTGTTAAACCAACAGGTGGTGTAAGTGAAAAGGGCCCTACAGAGCAAGCAAATGTTCTAAGAGCTTATAAGTTTATCGATATATTCCCAACTAATATATCTGAAATAGCACTTTCATATGAAACTGGTGACTCAATTGAAGAGTTCACTGTTGAATTCCAAGTACAATACTTTGAAGTAATGGGTGCTAAGGAAGCAGCAGACATAAGGTAATATCTGTGCTATACTAAATACTATGAACGGTATAGTCCACCATAGTATAAATGGCTAAATTATTTGGATTCTCGATAGAGAATAATGAAGAAACTCCGAAGACAGTAGTATCACCAGTCCCCGATTCCAAAGCGGACCAAAGTGATTACTACATGACTTCGGGGTTTTTTGGCAACTATGTAGACTTGGAAGGTGTATTTAAGAATGAGTTTGAATTAATTCGTAGATATCGTGAGATGGCTTTACATCCAGAAGTGGATGGTGCAATTGAAGATGTTATACAAGAGTCTATAGTATCAGATACAAATCAAAGTCCAGTAGATATAGAACTTTCAAAGTTAAATGCTAGTGATGGCATTAAAGAAAAACTTAGAAAAGAATTTAAATTTATTAAAGAACTTTTAGATTTTGATAAAAAATCACATGAGATATATCGTAACTGGTATGTAGACGGTAGATTATATTATCATAAAGTTATTGATTTGAAGAAACCTGAAGAGGGTATTCAGGAATTGCGTTACATTGACGCAATGAAAATGCGTTTTGTTCGTCATGCGGTAAAAGAAAGTCCTAATGATCAGGGTAAAATACAGGCGATACAAAGTCAAAAAGAAATCAATAGTGTCCATCAAGCATTTCCTAAGATTGAAGAATACTTCATGTATACTTCAAAAAACACTGTAGGTGGTGCTTTAAACCCTTCTAGTAACCTTACAGACACCAAGGGTGTACGTTTCTCTAAAGATTCAATTGCATATTGTACCTCAGGACTAGTAGATAGAAACAAAGGTTCTGTTCTTTCATACCTTCATAAGGCAATTAAATCACTTAATCAACTTAGAATGATTGAGGATAGTCTTGTAATTTATCGCTTATCTCGTGCTCCTGAAAGAAGAATATTCTATATTGATGTAGGTAACCTTCCTAAGATGAAGGCAGAACAATACCTTCGTGATGTCATGATGAGGTATCGTAACAAGTTAGTTTACGATGCAAACACTGGAGAAATCCGTGATGACAAGAAGTTCATGTCTATGATGGAGGACTTCTGGTTACCTAGACGTGAAGGTGGAAGAGGAACTGAAATCTCTACATTACCTGGTGGACAAAACCTTGGAGAGATTACAGATATTGAGTACTTTAAAAAGAAACTTTATAAGTCACTTAATGTTCCTATCTCAAGAATTGAAGGAGACGGTGGATTTAACTTAGGTAGATCTTCTGAAATTCTAAGAGATGAACTTAAGTTTACCAAGTTTGTTGGTAGATTGCGTAAGAGATTTAGTAATCTATTCTTAGATATGCTGAAAACTCAATGTCTTCTTAAGAATGTTTGTACCCCAGAAGACTGGGATATAATGTCTGAAAACATTCAGTTTGACTTTGTATATGACAATCATTTCTCAGAACTCAAAGATGCTGAGTTACAAAGAGAAAGATTCTCTCTTGCTATGGAGGCAGAACCTTATATTGGTAAGTACTATTCTCAAGATTGGGTTCGCCGTCAAGTTCTTCGCCAATCTGATGAGGATATCTTAGAACAAGATAAACTTATCGAGAAGGAAATCGATGAAGGTATTATTCAAGATCCTGCAGAATTAGCAATGGCAGTTGATGGATTTAATGGTATGGCTCCAGGAGTTGGTGAAGAAGCTGCTGGAGGAGGTGATTTGGGTGCTCCAATTATGGAACCAAATCTCGAAGGATCCAAAGACGCAGGTATGACAAAATTACCTAAGGGCGGAGAGATATAAATAACCTATAGGAAATGTTATGACTATTAGTATGGATGATTTAATGGATGCTATTGTGGCAAATGACTCTCCTTCAAAGGTGAGTGATGCTATAAAAGACATTCTATATGCAAAAACGGCTGATAAAGTTGATTCTTTAAAGCCAGAAATTGCAAGTAGTCTGTTTGGGAACGATGTTCCTGAAGTTGAAAGTGAAGTTGAAGTAGATGATCAACCAGTTGCAGACGCAACAGAACCAGAAACAACTGAGGAAGAGGAGTAATGGCTGCACATCAACCAGTCGGAAATAGTACATCTTTTGCAACAGGCACTACTAGTGCTCAATCAATTCAATTTGATCAAAAGAGTGATACTTTGAGAGTAGTAGCTTTAACACAAGGTGCTCATGTTGGATACGGTTCAACACCAGTATCAACTGAAGCAAATTATTATGTACCTGCAGGAGGAACTGCCTTAATTAACATAGGGCAACCAAGTTCTCAAAGAGTGGTTAATGTGATAAAGAGTCCTGCAGCAAGTGGGGTTACAACTATATTTTTCCCACAGGGTGTAATTGGTGCTCCATTTGAAGTTGGAGATACTGTTTCATTATCAAGCAACCTTTCTGGTTGGTCGTTTGAACATCATCCAATTCAATCAATTAACTATCCATCATTCAGTAGTTCTACTGGTGACAATGCACAAAGTGTAAATGTAGTTGTTGATTTCTCATCACATGGTTTTAGTGGCACATGGGCCGACTCCGATTCAGGTGCTGGTAATGATGGCACATTGAGAAAATCCTTTAAGGTTTCTGCTAGAACTGATAGCAGCACTGGTACATTATATGCACAACAAGTTCAAGTAAGCGGTGACGCATGATGAAACTCATTACGGAAGAAATTGAACAGGTAGAATTTCTAGTCGAAAATAAAAACGGCAAGAAGTCTATGTATATTGAAGGTGTTTTCTTACAAGGAAACATTACTAATCGTAATGGTAGAATGTATCCTATGGAAACTCTTCGGAAAGAAGTAGGACGTTACAACGAGAATCATATCCAATCAGGACGTGCTCTTGGTGAACTTGGACATCCAGAAGGTCCAACCGTGAATCTCGATAGAGTTTCACATAAGATTGTTTCTCTTAGAGAAAGTGGTGCTAACTTTATTGGTAAAGCTAAGATTCTTGGCACACCAATGGGTAAGATTGCTGCTAACTTAGTAGAGGAAGGAGTAAAACTCGGTGTATCTTCAAGAGGTATTGGATCTCTTAAAGCAACACGTGAGGGTATTAATGTCGTAGGAGACGACTTTATGTTAGCAACTGCTGCTGACATAGTTGCCGATCCTTCTGCTCCAGATGCTTTCGTTGAAGGTATTATGGAAGGAAAAGATTGGGTATGGGATGGTGGAATTCTTCGTGAAAGAATGGCACATAAAACATACAAGACTATCAACACTTTAGTTGATCAAAAAAGATTAGATGAGAACAAGTTAAATCTTTTTAACGATTTCTTATCAAATCTATAACTTTAATAAATAAACATAGATTACAAAAGGTAATTCGAGGAAACTTCAATGGCGAGTAGCAAACTACAAGAAATGGAACAGGTATCAGAAGCTAATGCCGTAACAGCAAATGCTCAGGCTGGTGATAAGGCTATGCCCAAACTCACGACTGGCGGTACTGCTGTTAGTTGGGAGGATTTAGGTGGACCTACCCCTGAAAATTCTAAACCAGACGACGACTCTAATAAAGTCAAGACTCCTGGTGGAACCATTAAGCAAGTTTCCGATGTTGTTACCAATCGTAAAGGTAAAACAGGAGCAATGGGAGCACAAAAAGCATCTGGATTAAAGTCTGGAGACGAAGTAGAACTCGAAGCAGATCAGGAAATAGTTTCTGAAGAACCTGCTAAGGAAGAAACTCCTGTTGAAGAAGAAGTTGTAGAGACATATGACATGGAAGATGATGTCAATGCTCTATTAGGTGGCGAAGAACTTTCTGAAGAATTCAGAGAGAAAGCAAAAACAATCTTTGAAGCTGCCATTAACGCAAAGGTTTCTGAAATCAAGGCAAAACTTGATGAAGAAAAGTCTGCTGCAATCGAAGAAGCAGTAGCAACACATAAGACCGAACTTACAGAACGGACTGATTCTTATCTTGAGTATGTTGCTCAAGAGTGGTTATCCGAGAATCAACTCGCTGTCGAGCACGGACTTAAGACAGAAATGACTGAATCATTCCTTGGTGGAATGAAGAGTCTTTTTGAAGATCATTATGTATCAATCCCTGAAGAAAAATATGATGTTGTCTCTACTATGGTAGAGAAGTTAGATGACATGGAGACTAAACTCAACGAGCAAATCGAGAAGAACGTTGCATTGAACAAGAGACTTTCTGAGTCTGCTTCAGACGTAATCCTCGGTACAGTTTCTGAAGGCCTTGCTGCCACACAGAAAGAGAAGCTCGCTACACTTGCTGAAGGTGTTGAGTTTGAAAGTGAAGAGTCGTACAAAGAGAAGCTAACCACCCTGAGAGAATCTTATTTCTCTGACAAAAAGGTTGCACCTCAATCATCCGCCGATACATTGATGGAAGCCACTGACGGAACACTTGCTGAGCAAGTTTCTGGTTCAATGGAAAGATACATGAATGCATTGGGCAAGATGAACCCTTGAATTAAACATTAAATCAAACTACACACTTAAAGAAGATGTTCCAATCAGAACATCTAGTCGAAAAGTGGAAACCCCTTTTGGATCACGATGGTGGTATCACCGATCCACATCGTAAAGCGGTTACCGCAGTTCTACTAGAGAACCAAGAAAAATTCCTCAAAGAGGAGCAAGCATTCAGTCAAGGACATTCCTTGATGGAATCTCCAACAAACTCAGCAAACGCTGCTGCCCATCAAGGCGGCTTCGGCGGTAATTCTGCTGCTGCTGGTCCTGTTGCAGGTTTCGACCCAGTTTTGATTAGTCTAATCAGACGTTCAATGCCAAACCTAGTCGCTTATGACTTGGCTGGTGTTCAACCAATGTCTGGCCCTACAGGACTAATCTTCGCAATGCGTTCACGTTACACTAACCAAAGTGGAACTGAAGCATTCTACAACGAAGCAAATACTGCTTTCTCAGGTCAGTCTTCCAACGATTTCGGTGGAGAAGGATCTGCTGGTATCAACAGTGCATTCTCTGATGTACCTGCTGGTATTGGTACTATCAGTCAATCTGGTAGTAACCCTGCTGTACTAAACCCAGTTGGTACTGCAACCTCAACCGACTATAACGTTGGTCAAGGTATGGTAACTGGTGATGCCGAGAACTTAGGTAACGGTACTAACAACCAGTTCGCCGAAATGGCGTTCAGCATTGAGAAAGTTACTGTGACTGCGAAGTCCAGAGCACTTAAAGCTGAGTACTCACTTGAGCTTGCTCAAGACCTTAAGGCAATCCATGGCCTTAACGCTGAAGCAGAACTTGCTAACATCCTCTCTACTGAAATCCTTGCGGAAATCAACAGAGAAGTTATCAGAACAATCTACAAGGTTGCTGAGCAAGGTGCTGTTGCTAACACTTCTACTGCTGGTGTGTTCGATTTAGACATCGACTCAAACGGTAGATGGTCTGTTGAGAAGTTCAAGGGACTTCTATTCCAGATCGAGCGTGATGCTAACGCAATCGCACAAAGAACTCGTCGTGGAAAGGGTAACATCATCCT